CGGGACGTGCGGGTTCTTGCCGTACACCTCCGACGTCGACGAGTAGATGATCCGCGGCCTGTGGGCGGACCACACGACGATGCGCTCGAGGATGTTGATCAGCCCGAGGAGGTTGAGGTTGAGCACCTCGATCGTCTCCTCGAGGTAGCGCTTCGGGTCGGCGATGCCGGCGAAGTGGTACACCGCGTCGACCGCCAAGAAGTCGGACCTCAACGGCTGGTGAACGTCGTACTCGTGGAACGTGAAGCGGTTGCCGTTGTCGATCGCCGTCTCCAGCCCGTGCGTGAGGTCGGATGGCGCCAGGTCCACGCCGAAGACGCGGACGCGGTACTGCTCTTGCTGCATCAACGCCCGAGCCAGCTGGCCTCCCACGAAGCCGGCAGCTCCGGTGATGGTGCACGCGAAGTCGTACGTCCTAGGCAGCGTCCTCTCTGCTTCTAGCACTGGCCACCTCCTCGATCGTGTCTCTCACCCGTCCGATGTTAGCCTGGACCGAGCGGTTCTCTATCAGCCACTTCGCCTGGTCTTGCAGCACGGACACGCTCGGGTATCGCTCGCTCCTCAGGGCCTGCATCATCCCTTGGAGCGCCTCCTTGATCGTCTCCGGGTCGACCTGCCACAGCGAGATCGTCGACGCCACCAGGTGCTCCTCGAACGCGTGCGTGATGACGTGATTGCCCGCAGTGATCGCCTCGCAGTACCCGAGCGAGTAGATGTGGCTCTGCGGGTAGAGGATCGGCACGATGTCCGACATCCACAGCGATCGAAGGTAGTCCTCCCTCCCGTCGTTGCCCACCTCGGTCACGAACGGGCCCTGCGCCCTGATCCAGCTCTCCTCCTGCGCTTCGTTCGGGTTCTGCACCCACACCTCGAAGCGCTCGCCCTCGCCCCACAGCAGCCGGCAGGCCTGGAAGAACTCCTCGTAGTGGGTGCGCTGGTTGTCGCTCAGCCGTGAGATGAAGTTGATCACCGGCAGCTTCCGCTTCCTGCTGTACCGCTTCGAGTCGGTGCCGAACACCTTCGAGTCGCGCGGGTCGTAGATCGCGTTCCACACCGGCATCCCGCAGGGAGGAGACGGGTCGACGGCCACCGTCGCGGCCGCAGCCTTGAGCCACTCCTGCTTCATCCCCTCAAGCGGGAAGGCGAGAGCGTCCGACGCCAGCGAGCCGTCGATCTGCCGCAGCATGTAGCGCACGAGCTCCGGCACCCTCGTCTGGTCGTAGAGGTCGACGTGCTCCACCATGCTGATGATCGGGAAGCGGACCTCAGTCCACTGCTGGGCCACCCTCATCGGCCTCGCCAGCTCGGGCACCTCGAGCAGCATCACGTCGAAGCGCTCGCCATTCTCGAGGAAACGGAACACTTCCCGCATCGGGAAGAAGTAGCGGCCCTGGAGGACGTTGTCCATCCACGGCAACGGGTAGAGGCTGATGCCGCGCTTGGGCAGGCCCTCCGCGAAGTCGATGTCGAGGCCCTCGTTGCCGGGCACGAGCCACGTCCACTCCCACTCGTCCGGCAGGGCCTCCACGTACGCGCGCATCTTCGTGACTTGCGCGTCCTTCTGGAACAGCCAGCGGTTGTCGACGTACGACCGCATGGACAGCTGCGGTCACGGCCAGTAGAGCAGCTTGAGACTTCTACCGGACACGGGGCATCACCTCCTTCAGCTCGTGCTCCCAGATGATGTCCACCGCATAGCCCTTCGATTCGAGGAACTTTCGCCTTCGCATGTCACTTGCTCGAACCCCGTTGTCCCTGAACCCGCAACGCTTGCATCGGTGCCACCAGCACCCGTGAAACTCAACGACCAAATCGTCGATGAGGAAGTCGACAGTGTAGCTTCCTACTCGTGCGTGCCACACGTACGAAACGCCAAGCGCATCAAGCCGATCGATGAGAAACTGTTCGCAACGCGACGCTTCGTTCGGTTTCACATAGCGGACTCGTCCCTCTTCGTGTTGGCGCATAGCGGCCACAGACAGCTTATCCTTGGTAGCTTGGGGCGTGACGTATCCCCTTTTAGCAGCAGCGATCTTCGCATTGTGTTCAGCCGTCCGCTTCACGGCGTCGAGCTCTTCGACTGCTCCAGCGCGGACACCCTCGCCTCGAGGTTGCTCTCGGCCTCGGCTGCTGTCTGGTCGTTGCGCTGCAGCTGGATCACCTGTGCGGTGAGGCTCGAGACGTTCCCTCGCAGCTGCTTGACCTGGCGCTCGAGCTTCGCCACTCGAGCCGGGATCGTGCTCGGCGTCGCCGCGCTAGCGGTCATCCGCACGAACACGAACGCGAGCACCGCCGCTGCTATCACCGTCAGCACGACGGGCTTCACCTCGACTGCCCCAGCCACATCTGAAGCATCTGCAGGAACGCCAGCGCGCTGTCCCTCCGCATCGTCACCGGCACCGGAGCCACGCCGCCGAGCTTCACGATCTCGAGCCGCAGCTCGGTCGGGTCTCCGTCGACGTGGATCAGGTCACCGCCGTCACATGAGGCTGTCCCGATAGGTGGCACTCATCCTCCTCTCCATGTACGCTCTGAGCTCCTTGTCCTCCGGCTCGATGCTGTCGTCGCGGAGGACGAAGAGGCGGTAGCTGTCGCTCGCGTACTTGCCCACGCCCGGCAGCTCCATCACGTCGGACCCGTCCGGGACGTCGTGGTCCAGCCGCCAGTCCACCCACCGCCTCGAGAGCCTGATCAGGATCGACGCTCGGCGCTTGTAGAGGCCCAACGGCCTCAGCAGTTCGCTGAGCTCGACCTCGTCCGCCGCGGCCATCGCATGCGCGGACGGCCACAGCCTGAACAGCTCGTCGATCACTCGATCGACCTGACGTCGTGCGGTCTGGTTTAGCAGCACGCAAGCGACCAGCAGCTTCCATGGGTCGGAGCGGAACCGCTCCTGCAACAGCTGCGCGTGCGGCATCAGCGCTGTCCCGTGGAGCCGAAGCGGCCCTCGCCCCGGGGCGTGTCCTCGAGCTCCGTCACCACCGACCAGCCGGCGGCCATCGGATCGGGCGGCACGATGCTCAGCACGAGGAGGGAGCAGAGCCTGTCTCCGCGCTGCAGCTCGACCAGCTCCTCGGCGGCGGTGCACACGCAGTGGATCTCGCCGCGGTAGCCGGAGTCGACCTTGCCCTCGTGGATGAACAGGCCCCTGTCGAGCTGCGTCGACGAGCGACCGGTGATCCAGCCCACCGTGTCGCGGGGGATGGCGATGGCGACGCCCAATGGCACCGCCACCGTCTTCCCCACGTGGAGGCGCTGGTCGTTCCTCGCCCTGAGGTCCACACCAGCGTCTCCCTCCCGGGCGGGGAGGAAGCCCTCCTCGATCTCGTCTGCGTAGAGCTCCTCGTCCAGCGGCAGGATCCTAAGCATCGTCACGCTTCTTCCTGAACGGGTTGATCTCGTCCGCCTCGTCGACCTGTCCGTTGCCGTCGGGTGGCCGCTGGGCCGGAGTGCCCTTGCCCCAGTCCTCGTACTCGGCCGGCGTGATCCGCGGCACGAGGTCCTCCTTTCCCGCAGCCAGCTCCTTGTCGGCCTTGCTCATCGCCTTCGGGCCACCGTCCGGGTCCGACGGGAAGATCTGCCACGTCGTGTTCAGCTGCTCGCCCTTCCTCGTGACCACGAAGTCGCGGCTCATCAGCCCCTTGAACGCGGCGTCGATGCCGTCGAGCTCGGTGAACACCTGGAAGCCGCCCCTCCACGTGGCGAGGATGTCCTCCCGGTGGTCGAGCACGAGCTGGTTGCCCTCCTTGACGAGGCGGCCCTCTTCGTTCGTCTTCCACACCGGGCCGTCTCGCCAGATGATGTTGATGAAGCCCACGACCTTGCGCCGCAGGCCCTGCTGGCAGCCCGGACACGAGTCGCGGTCGCTCCCGTCCTGGTTACGGCACGGCTCGTCGTCTCCGAAGTTCTGCCCCTCCTTGGGCGCCAGCTGGTGGAACCACGCCCACGTCACGTCGTCGCCCTGCTCGAGGAAGCGGACGGTCGCTGACTCGCCGTCCTTCATCCTGAACCACTGCGTCCACGGTCCTCCGCCGCCCTGCCGCCTGGCCTCGATGTCGGCTGCGGCTTCGCGGAACTTTGCGAACCCTTTGGGCATCGCCCCTCCTTCGGGTCGGTTACGGTGTCATACTAACAAGTCGCCGGCGAAGCGGTGAGATCGCCGAATCCACAGCAGCAGCCAGCTCTTGCGGTGGCATCTCGCAAGGGTCACCGCTGTGCCCCTCGACCACCGCGACCGGCATGAACGGCTCGAGCTGAGCCGCCACTTTCAGCGCGCCGATGCTGCCAGCGTCGTCCGGATCGAAGAGCACGACGGCGGAGCGGGCAGTGTCCCTGATCAGGCTGAGCTGCCGGGTGGAGAAGCTCGAGCCGCCTACCGCGACTCCGCCGTCGATCCCTGCCTCGCCCACGGCCATGGCGTCGAACTCGCCCTCGCAGACGACCGCGCGGTCGCCGACGAGGCGATTGAGGCCGAACACGACGGTCGACACTGGGTACGGCTCGAAGCCGTAGCCGCCGCGCGTCCGCGTGTTGCCGAGGACGAGGTACTTCGGGTGCTGGTCCGGGAGGACCGCGCGACCCTTGAACCCTACGAGCCGACCGACCAGATCATGGACCGGGATGCTGACTCGGCAACTGGCGGAGTCCCACCCCACCTCCCACGAGTCGAGCGTGGCCGGCTCGAGCTTGTCGAGCGGGACCCTGAACGGGTGATCCTGCGGGACCAGCTTCGAGGCCTTGTCCCAGTCGATCAGCCTCTGGTCCACGAACTCTCTCGGGAGCTCACAGGGGTCCTCCTGAGACACCGCGTCCTTCGAGCTAAGGATTCCCCTTATCTCGTCCCAGATGGACCCCTGGGGCTCTCTGAAGTCCGAGCCGTACTGCTCCCGTAGCCACCGAGCTGCGCGCATCGGCGACACGCCCTCCAACATCGAGACGAACGTGATAGCGTTGCCGCTGCGGTTGCAGCCCCAGCAGTGGAACATCGTCGTGCCCTGCTGCATCGACGTCGACGGGTGGGCGTCTCCGTACATGTGTCCGGGGAATGGACAACGGTAGACGACCTCGTCCGATTCGTGGCGGACGACCTCGACGCCGAGCTGTTCGAGCATGTCGACGACGTCTACGCGGGCGAGGTCTAGCAAGTCGAGCTCATCACGTAGGTGAGGTACTTGTAGCAGTCCGTGTAGTGGTCGCGCTGGTGGCCGGTCGAGTCCGTGTACGGCGAGCCGTACTTCGGTTTCCCTGCCTTGAGCCACGCCGCTGCTCCGCCGCTGCCCTGGTTGTACGAGACGACCGCAGCATCCCAGTCCATCAGGTGGGAGAACGACGCGTTGAGGTAGTCCGCAGCCCAGGGCACCGCGAACGTCGGGCTCCACGCCTGCTGGAACGTGACGTCAGTGTGGAACGGCATGTGGATCTGAGCGTAGCCCTCGTCTGCGGCGTCGGACACGCCCTGTGCCACCGGGTCGTTGTCCGACTCCAGCGAGATCAGCTTGCAGAGCCTGAAGTCCGGCACGTTCTTCTGCTGGCCGACGTCGAGCTTGCGCTTCTTCGACAGCGCCGAGCCCGTCAGCGGGCCGAGCACGCCGTCGGGGTCGAGCCCTATCGCACGCTGGAACTCCCTCAGCCTGGCATCGATGGCGCCGCCGAAGAACGGCAGGTCCGGGACGATGTCCTTCCCGTAGCCGTTGTAGATCAGCTCGCCCTTCCAGGCGAGGATGCCGCATGCGAACCTGCCTATCGGGTCGGAACGCCCGTCGTCGCCCTTCCGCCAGTAGTGCCACCATCCACCTAGCCCGCTCACTTCACACCTCCTCTGTTGTGATCTCCACTCGCTTCACGCAGATGCAGTCGTCCGGGAACTCGCGGCACTTGACGCAGAGCCCACGCTCGTCGACCTGCACCGGCCTCACGGGCTTCACCATGTACTCGGGCCGAGTGCGCGTCGCCGTCTCCGGCTCCTCGTACGGCCGCGATCTCGAGTACGGGAACTCCGAGGTCGACGCCGAGAACGTGAAGGGCGTCCCGAACGAGACGGTGGCCGTCACTTCGCATCTGGCCTCTTCGCTCCGCCGAACATCATCGAGTCGGTCCACGGTTCGAAGCGCATTGCGTCCACGTCCCAGCGCATCGACACGGTGGCGATCGGCCCGTCGCGGTTCTTCAGCATCCGCAGCTCCATCTTCCGCAGTTCCCTCATCGACGAGTCGGCGTGGAGGCCGAGCACGATGTCCGAGTCCTGCCCGATCGACCGAGAGTACGCGATGTTGTGCAGCTCTGCGCCCTCGGTCGCGCCGCCGATGTTCGTCTGCGCCACAGCGATGATCGGCACCTTCAGCGACCGGCTCTGCTGCTTCAGCGCCTTCGTGATCGAGGTGACTCGTTCCCAGATCGACTGCCCGTCGCGCGAGTCCATCAACGAGACGTAGTCGATGGCCACGAGGCCGGGCTTGTGGCGGACCGTCTCGGCGTACACCGTCTCTGCCGAACAGCGGCCGACGTCGTCGATGACCACGATGTCGGAGCTCGCCTTCTCAGCGCGGTCAGCCTGCCTCTTCCACTCCTCGACGGACCGCTTGTCGAGCGTCCCGGACTTCAGCGCCATGTACGAGAAGTGGGTCGCGAGCGTGTCGAACTTGCGGAACAGCGCCTCCTTCTCCATCTCGAGGCTGAACACGAGCGGAGCGTCCACGCCCGTGACGTAGGCCTGCCACACCAGGTACTGCATCAGCGTCGACTTGCCGGTACCCTGCCACCCTGCGATCGACAGCAGCTCGTGGGGCTGCACGCCCTGCGTGATCTTGTCGAAGTCCGGGATGCCCAGCGGGATGCCCGTCTTCGAGCCGCGCTTCAGCTTGTCGTGGTAGTCCGCGATCCGCTGCTTCATCTGCGAGAAGCGGCCGACGCTGGGAGACGGGACCGCCTGCGCCAGCTCCTGCGCCCTGTAGAGGAACAGCTCGTCGATGCGCTGCACCTCCCTCTCGTCGTTGGCCGCGTCCGCCAGCTCTCGGAGCGCCTCGATGGCCAGCCTCCGCTTCGCGGCGACGATGAACTTCTCGAGGACGAACGACAGCGGCTCAGTGGCCGGGTCGATGCGGACCTGCGGGAACTGGGCCCTCACCACCCTCAACGTAGCGGGCTGCTTGTGCTTCACCAGGTGGTCGCGGAGGAACTCCCACACTTGGCGGCACTCGGGATCGGCGAAGTGCTGTGGCTGAACGCCCTTGGCGATGAGCTCGGTCACGGCGTCGCCGTGGACGGCCTTCGCCACCAGCATCCGCTCGGCGTCGAGCGTCGTCATCTCTTCTCCCGGGGCGGCTGCTCGGGATCACCCATCGGAGGGGTTCGTCCGGGCAGTGCCCGAAGCGGCTGACCAGGCCCACAGCCGCCCCGGCGTGTCGTCGGCTTCACGACGCCGACTGCGTGATCTCGTTCTGACCCTGCTTGACCAGCTCGAGTATCGCCTCGCGCTCCTCGGAGATCACCTGCTCGGCCAGCTCGAGGTTGCTCCGCAGCGCGGCGGCGATCGACTCGTCGTCGTCGGGCACGAACCGGGTGATGCTGGCCGGTCCCAGGTCGACGTTGCTGTACTTCGGGAGGCCCACCTTCTCAGAGCAGCCCATGGTGACGAGTGCCATCGGCTTGCCCTTGTCGTCGACGGGCCAGTTGCCTGTTGCTGTTGTCATGTCCCCTCCTCGGTCGGGAGGCTACGCCGCAGCGGCCTCCGGGTCCTTGAAGTGCTTCCGGGGCCGGCGCATGGCCTCGAGGTGCTGGTGCATCTTCACGGTGTCGGGCTGGTAGTGGGAGAGCCCCTTTCCAGGGTAGATGTTGCGCTCCTCCATCCACTGCTTGATGCCCTCGACCTGATCGGGCCTCCAGCACCGCCACCGCCTGCTGTTGCGAGCGACGGGCCTCAGCGCCTTCGGCAGGATGCCCCGCCGCTCCCAGTCACGGAGCGTAGCCGGCTTGCGGTCGATCGCCGCCGCTACCTCCCTGATCGTCACCAGTTCCTGTGCCATCGTGCTTGCCCCCTTCTCCTTGTCATTCTATCAATGCGAATGCGGTCGGTGAACTCACACTGCCCTGAGCCCTGGCAGCCCCTGGACGTCGAGCCCGTCCCTGTCGTACACGTCCCTCTTGCGCTCGAAGAACTGCCTCCTCAGCACTCCCATCTCGCGGTCGAAGACGTCGATGATCAGCGGCTCGAACTTGTCGGCGTGGATCCGCTCGACTCGGCCCACCCTCTGCTCGATGAGCTTGGTGTTCCGCGTCGGGTAAGCGAGGACGACGGTGTCGAGCCGCGGGATGTCCAGCGCTTCGTCGCCCAGCGTGGAGAACAGGGCCACGCCTCCCTTCATCGCCACCTCGGCGATCTGCATCCTCTGCTCGGTCGACTCGCCGCCGCTGAAGCGGTAGAGCTGCTCGAGCTTGGCGCCCTTCGCTCCGCACGCGGCTGCGAGAGCGTCGAGGTGCTTCAGCCGCTTCGAGACGACGATCACCGTGCGGCCCTGCTTCAGGGACTCGACCACCTTGATGGCGATCTGCTCGTTCCTGGTCGGGTCCTCGACGAGGGCGGACATCATGGCCGAGTAGTTGTTGCTGTGTCGCCTCGTGTGGCGGCTGGCCGTGCATCCGTGCACCTCGCAGTTCGTGCCCGGCCTGTGCTCGTGCGTGGGCACGTAGTCGAAGTCGAAGGCCGTGACGATCACGTCGACCCTGGGCTTGGCGAGGACGCCGGCGTCGACTAGCGTTTTCTTCGGCGTGACGTGGAAGCGGTGACCGAGGATCGCCTGCATCTCGGGCAGCGTGCCCTGCTGCATCTCGGGAGTCCCGCTGACACCGATGCGCCACGCCGCAGGGAAGCGCTGGACGGTGTCTCGGAACGTGTGAGCTGGCAGGTGGTGGCACTCGTCGAGGCAGACGAAGCCGAACATCGACCAGAAGCCCTTGTCGTCGAGCTCGTCTCGCCTCGCCCACAGCGTCTGCTGCAGGGCGATGGTGATGTCGCTCACCTCGAAGTCACCGTCTCCCACAACGCCCGGCGTGTAGCCGAGGAACTGCTCGCTCCGCTCCACCCACTGGCGGGCGATGTTCGACGTGTTCACGATCACGACGGCCCGCTGTCCGCAGCGGCGAATGGCCTCGAGGACGGTGACCGTCTTACCGCTGGCGGGCGGCGACTGCCAGATGCCCTGCTGCACGGCCTCGATGCGGTCGCACGCCTGCTCCTGGTAGTCGCGCAGCTGCACGGTCTTCCACCCGCCCGTCCACACGGGCACGTGCACGCGCCTATCCGCCCAGTCGATCTGGATGCCGTGCCGCTCGAGGATCCGCCTCATCTGCAGGGCGAAGCCGCGAGGGAGGGAACGAGGGTCGAACAGCGTCACGGTGTCGGGCATCTGCTGCCACCCTCTCACCTTCTGCTCCTTCGCGATCTGCTTCGTGCGGTTCGGGAACGTCAGCGCACGCTGCACGTCCTCGACCACGACGCGTGGCAACGCCCTTGCGTCCCAGCGGATGCGGCTGTCCACAAGGAAGCGCATCGTCCTGCTCTGCGGCTGCCTCATCGGCAGCCCGGTCCTCGCCATGTCACGCTCCTCCCTTCCTACTGTTGAAATCATAACATCGACGCGAGGTCTGGTTGTTGTCATGATAACCGCGCGGAGTCACGTGCACACGCGCGTGCGCATCCGCGGGATACGCAGGCTCGTCCACGTGTGCATGCGTGCTCGTCACGCGTGCTCGTCCCCGTGTGCACGTGCTCGTCCCCGGGTGTGCGCGCAGGTGATGCACGCGAAGAACCTTAGAAGCTAGAAACAGAGAGACAGAAACGAAGCAGACAAGGACGTCTACGGGTCTTGCGCACACACGCGTGCGCACGCACGCACGCAACCGCTCTGACTCAGCCCTTGCTGAACACCTCGTCCTGGCACTTCTGGCAGAGCCCGCTCTGCGCGTGCTCGACCACCGAGAGCTCGTCTCTGAACGACGTCGCCTCGCCGCCGCAGATGGGACACACAGCGGCCTCGATGAACTTGCCCTTTCGCTTGGCCAGCTCGATCGCCTCGATCAGCGGGTCCTTCTCGTCCACGTCCTCCTCCTTCGTCTCGGTGAGGTGCCTCCCGTGACGCTTGCAGAAGCCCTTTCCCTGCTCGTCCCAGAGCTTGGCGGCCTTGCCGCAGTCGCACTTGTCGACGACCGGCGTGATGCCCTCGACGACCGGCTTCGGCTTGGCTTCGTCGGCGAGGCGCCGCGCCTCGTTTCCCTTCCTCACGAGGTCAGCGATGTACTCGAGCCCGCCCCTGATCTGCTCGACGTTGTCGAGCTTCTTGTCCACCTCCTCGATGCGGCGGGTCGACTCGTCGATGAGGATCTGCACAGCGTCGAGGCCCTTCGGGATCTCGGTGACGCCCTCGGGCATGTACGTCTCCGGTTCCTCTTCGCAGAGCTGCCGCACGACGACTTCGATGCCGTCGAGGAAGTCCTGCTGCACCTTGAGCATCCCCTCCTTCGCCTGTTCGGGCTTCTTCACCCTCGCTTTCGCGAACGAGCGCAGCATCCCCTTCCACTTGTCGCCCAGCCGGCCCACCGCCTCGGCGAACTCGTCCTCGCTTCCCGCGAGGATGATCCAACAGCGGTTGAGCACGTACACGTCGGCTTCACGCTGGTAGCGGTCCTGCGCCACGAGCTCGTCGACCCTGCGCAGCGTCGTCTTGAGGCTCGTCAGCGTGGGCACCTTACCGTCGCCGGCGCACGCTCTGCACTTGCCCTCCGGGATCGGCTGCTTCGCCTCGCTGGCTGCGATCTGCACGTCTGCCGTGTAGGGCAGGTCCTCGTCGCCCGTGCCCTCACAGTACGGGCACGGCTGCATCTGCAGCGACAGCGCCCCGAGCTCGTGGTGCTCGCCGTCGGGCGTGACGCCCGCCACCATCAGCTTGCTATGCTGTGCGTCGCTCACTGCTCCTCCACGATGCGGATGTCGACTTCCACCTCTTCGGGCTTGCTCCACGTCAGGTGCGTCAGCGTGAAGCGCCCGCAGTCCTCGCACTTCGGTGCCACGAGGCCGATGCTCACCAGCCGCGTGCTGCCGCAGTGCTCGCAGACCGTGGGCTGCTCGCCCACCGTCGCACTGCTCTGGATCGCCTTCGCCATCACGTGCCTCCTCTCGTCGTCGGCATCAGCCGTTGTCCCACACGACTTCGTTCGCCGGTTTGTCAGGGCGCATCATCTTGAACTGGGGATGCCGGAACTTGATGCCAGATGCCATGATCCCCATGTGGGCTACGGAGATCACCGTGCCGATCAGTGCGTCGGCGTTCTGCGTCATCTCCCTTCGTTCTGCGTCATCCATGCCGGACGCCTGGCCGCGCTCGATGATCTCGCCGGTCTTCGGGCACGGCTGTCCGAACTTCACCGCGCCCACCAGCCCGGCGAACTTTCCGCGGCCAGGCTGGTAGCCGGTGATGATGACGTCGACGGTGTCTTGCTTCTTCATCTTCCACCAGCCCTTGCCGCGAGAGCCGTTGACGTAGGGCGCCACCTCGCTCTTCACGACCGCGCCCTCGAAGCCCATTTCGCAGAGCGCCTCGTAGATCGTCTGCTCGGCGGGCCACGTCGCCGTGACCGTGACCCACGCGCCGCACGGCTTCAGCGTGTTCCGTCGAACGGTCAGCGGCTCGCTGCGGATGTCGGCTCCGTTGAAGAACGTGCAGTCGAACTGCGCGTAGGTCAGCGGCTTGGCCTTGTTCTTCAGCAGGTGCTCCGTGCCCTTGCTGAGCATCACGCTCTGCACGTGCTCGAAGTTGTTGCGCACCCGCTCGAACCCGTCCTCGTCCTCGTACGCCTCGAGCGCGATGATCTCGCCGTCGATGACCGTGCCGGCGGGGTACGCCTTAGCCAGCAGCTCCGCGATGTGCGGGAGCTTGCCGACCTGTTCCTTCATCGCGCGCGTGTAGAAGCGCACGCCCTCGTCCGTGACGTGGGCGATGAGCCGGAACCCGTCGAACTTGGGCTCCATCGTGAAGCGGCTGAGGTCGCCCTTCAGCTCGCTCACGTCCGTGATGGCTCCGCAGTTCATGGCTCGGAGCTGTGCCTCCTTGATCTCCACGACTTCCTCCTGGGATAGCGGCAGCGAGTGCCGATAGTGTCATTATACCATCGGGCACAAGGCACAGGGAGGCCGGACGTGCACTCTCCGACCTCCCCCGCCCTCTACCCGAGCAGCCGCTCGATGCGCTCCATCAGCTCGTCGGCGTCGCCATCTCCCGCCTCCAGCTTGGAGATCAGGAGCTCGACGTACCGCCGACGCACGGCAGCGTCCGGATCGTTCCGCCGCTCGCGGATCAGCTCCGCCTCGCTTCGTGTGCGGCCGAACTTGGCCTCGAACTCCTCGTCCGTGACCGCCAGGCCGACCGGCTCCGGCACCGGCACTTCCTTCTTCGGCTTCGGCTCCGGTGTCGGCTCCGGTTCGCCGGCGATGTCCTCCACCTTGAGGCTACGCCGCTCGCCGAAGTGCTCCTCGGCCGCGATCTCGAAGAAGCGAAGCGTTCGAGACGTCCCGCCGCCGTTACGCCGGAGCAGGTACTCCAGCGCTCGGAGGATGCGGTCGGCGTCGCGCTCGCCATTCGGGTCGCTCCCACGGTACGTCGGGAACGGGATGCCCTTCTCGTCGGCGACCATGATCGCCCACTCGACGAAGTCCCGCTTCGTGACGCCCGTCTTCAGCACGCGCTCCACCTCGTGGCGCACGCGCCCTGCCCACTCGCGCTGGTAGTAGTAGCGTCCGCGCGGCGGACCCGCTTGGGGCTGGGGACCCCGTGTACGGCCTTTTCCCACCTGGATCACTCCCACGTGACGTGGACTCCGGTCGGTCCTCACCGGCTCGTCACCAGCCGGCTCAGCCTCGGGGCTCTTCTCGGTCACGCGGCCCCGTCGCATGTCGTCTGACTCCCGGGTGAACGTCACACGCATGCGCTCCTTCCGTTCTTGTAGGTAGCCCATGCGTTTCAGTTCCTCCTCCACGCGCTGCACGAGGCCGTGCTCCACGCTGCCCTTCTTGCCCGGCAGCCGGATCAGCAGTTGCCCGCCCGGCGACATCACGTCGATCGCCTTCCCACCGGCGATGACGCGGCCGACCGTGGCGCCCTCGTCTTGCAGCTTGCGGAGGATGCGTCGGAAGTCCTTGTGTGCCATCTCTGCGCCCATCGTAGATCACCCCCTTTCCTGACGCAGCTTTCAGAGGTCGTTGTCATTATATCATGCCTCGGCCGGCATCAGCCGGTTCTCCCGCCACAGGGTGCTGTTGTTATGATCTCATCGTCTGGTGCCCCAGTCACCGGCATTCGACCTTAGCAGGTACTCTCGGGCGGGGAGCAGCAAACGCGCACCCAGGAGAGCACCAGAGCCGCTAGTCGTGCCCGCGCCGCCGATGGCGGAGCTGATAGACACGTGGACCGAGCGGCACCAGATCGAGCACCCGCCGAACAAGCCCTTGCACCCGGCGCCCTTCGGCCACAGAGCTCTCCTGCACTACGGCGCCGCTAGGTACCTCTGCGAGCAGGGCGAGGTCACGTACAAGGAGCTCACGATGATCACGCAGCGTCGCGTGATCGCTGTGCAGCTGTCCATCGCGGACGGCTTAGCCATCGCGATGAAGTGCGGCTTCCTCATCGGCAGCGTGATCCCGGTGTACGCCAACCCGAAGTGGCCACGTGACCGGGTGATCCGGGAGCTGAAGAAGCGAGGGTGCGTCATCGACGACCGCTTCTGGCTGTGGCCGGACGAGCTAGAGGACGGCATAACGTTATGATGAGTGGGTTCAACGGACGGAGGTAGAGATGGCAGATCCACGCGATCCGAGCACTGCTGGCACGGTCTCCGGCGTCGACCTCGACCACCGCAAGGCGGGGACGCTGACGGCGGTCGGGAGCCCGAACTTCGACCCGTCGAAGCAAGACGGGCCGGCTCAGCAGGGCTCGTTCACCGGTAAGAGCCCGGACCCGTACAGCCACGGCGACCAGAAGTAGCCCGTGCCTCGCCGCGCGCTGCAGCTGAGCGACGAGGAGCGCGAGAGGCGTCGACGGGTAGCGCAGGAGCTACACGCGGCCGGCCGCTTCGGGGGACCGCAGCCCGGGAGCGGTCGGCCACGGAAGAAGCGAGCGTCCGAGCTCGTAGCCGAGGAGGCTGAGAAGAACGCAGCGAAGATCGTTCAGGTGTTCAAGGACGGGATCGGAGAGAACGTCCCGATCAGCAGCCGCTTGCAGGCTGCTCGTGACTGGCTCGCTGTGGAGGAACGCGAGGAACGCATGCGAATCGACGAGGAGAAGGCGCTGGAGGGCATGCACCGCGACCAGCTCATCGGCGTCCTCGCGGACAGGCTCACCAAGCTCTTCGACGCCGGGGTGATCAGCAGCCCGGTGCTGGAGGGACACGCCGAGGAGATCGAAGCTGGCGACGTCGACTGATGAGCGCTACGACGCACTCGTCGCTCAGCTGTCGAGGCTGAAGACCGACGAGCTCGTCGAGCTCGCCCGCACAGCCACGGCCGTGGAGCGCAGGGCTCGGCTCGCCGGTCCCATGACCCGCGACGAGCTGCACACTTGGGTGAAGGCGCACCTGCGAGCGGACATCCCGCGGGTCGCGGTGTGCCCCGACCACTGCGCTCCCTTCGATTTCCTCGCGGACGTGTACTTCGAGGACGTGCTGGCCGCCATCGCCATGGCGAACCGCGGCGGCGCCAAGACGTTCATCGCGGCGATCCTCCACGTGCTCAACGCGAAGTTCAAGCCCGGCTGCGAGTCCGCGTCGGTCGGCGCGATCGAGGCTCAGGCGCGCAGGGCGTACCAGCACGTTCTGAAGCTGCTCGCTATCGAGGGCGGCGTCTCCAACCCGAACGACAACCCGGAGATCGAGAGCTCGATCATGCTCGAGACTCGCTGGAAGAACAGCTCCAAGCTGGAGGTCCTCGGCGGGACGGTCAACGCGGTCAACGGCCCTCACCCGCAGAAGGTGCACTTCGACGAGGTGGAGCTGGCCGACCCGGAGGTGTTCGACGAGTCGCGCAACATGAGCCAGTCGAAGGATGGCATCGCTGCACAGGACATCATCACGTCCACGCGAAAGAGGCAACACGGCATGATGCAGAAGCTGATCGACTCCTGCGTCGAGGCCGAGAGGCAGCAGCTTCAGCCGCCGTACAAGCTCTACAGCTGGTGCATCTTCGAGACTGCGAAGTGCGTGCCCAACTGCCAACGCGCTCACCCGGGCCTCTCCGAGGCGGACCGCTGCAAGTGCGACAAGGTCGTGAAGGGCCACTGGGACGACGGAACGATGCGACGCTTCTCGGACGTGTGCAAGGGCAGGTTGGCTCGCTCGCAGGGGTGGATCCCGTTGCAGGACGTGCACAAGACGTTCCAGGCAGACAGCAGGCCGATCTGGGAGGCGCAGCAGGAGTGCATCCGCCCGTCGACCGAGGGCCTCGTCGTGCCGATGTTCTCGCAGGAGGCGAACGGCGTCCGACGCTGGGAGCCGGAGATGGGCAACGGGCCGATCTTCATGTCGATCGACTTCGGTGGCACCAACCCGCACGCTGTGAACTGGTACCAGCTGCTACGGTACATGGTGGAGGCCGAGCCCTACCACGAGGGCGACGAGCCGGTGAAGCTGCCGGAGGGCGCGATCGTGTGCTTCGATGAGATCTACGTCTCGGAGGTGAGCAACGGCAAGGTGGCCGAGATGATCATCGAGCGCGAAGCTCTGTGGCGGAAGCACATGGGCGGGCACTTCCGCGTCACGAGGCGCTTCGCCGATCCTCAGGGCAAGGCGGCTCGGCTGGAGCTGAAGCACGTGGGAGCTGCTCGGGGCATCGACCTCTCGACCGTGTTCCTCACCACGCGTGATGTGAAGGAGCACATCAAGATCGTCACCGAGCTCGTCAGCGACGGCAAGTTCTTCGTCGACGTCGACCGCTGCCAGATGTTCCTCGAGGAGATCAACGCTTGGCACTACCCGCGGCGGAGGGCTTCGCTCGTCGACGACCCGGAGATTCCGGTCAACGACTTCGACCACTGCCACCCCGCGGGGACGATGGTGAGCACCGCGCGCGGTGACGTGCCCATCGAGAGCGTGGTCGAGGGGGACGAAGTGCTCACCAGGGAGGGCTACAGGCGCGTCGAAGCTGCGGGCATCACGGGCTTCGCCGACGACTTCGTCAAGGTATGTACAAGTGGTAGGATGGTGGTGTGCACGCCCAACCACCCGATCTTCGTCAAAAGTACGGGCTGGGTCCGGGCGGACGAGTTGGCTCCAGGGGACGTCGTATTGGGAGACCGCCGGGCGACTTTCCCGTCGTCGAGTTCGGTGGCATCAACTTCAAGTGCTACGATGGACGCTACTACCGCCGGCAGTTCGCGGGGAAGTGGCGCTACCTCCACAGGGAGGTCTGGGAGTGGTACAACGGCCCGATACCGGAGGACCACGAGGTGCACCACCTCTTCAGCGACGACGCTGCGACCGTCGACCCTTCCAGGCTTCGTTGCGTCTCGCAAGAGGAACACCAGAGGACGCACCCGGGCTGGGGCTGGACAGGCGACCGCGCTGTTAGAAGTGCACGAGCTTCGAGGAACGCCAAGAAGAGGGAGCCCAAGAAGTTCGAGTGCGAGTGTGGTGAGAGGTTCGAGCGCATCGACAACGGTCGAACTCGTTGTCATGTCTGTGGAGCGCGAGTCTCGCCCGCTGCAGCCGGTGTACGACCTCACGGTCGCTGAAGCTCACGAGTTCTTCGCCGACGGCGTGCTGGTTCACAACTGCATGTCGAACTGGCGCTACTGCGTCGCTAACGTGCACCGCATCGAGATGAGCGGCAGGCCGCAGGGCCGCACGAGGCACGCGATGCCGGCGTCCAGCGGCGGTCGCCACGAGGCGCCCAGGGCTGTGCAGCAGGCGCGCGCTGAGATGTTCTCGTCGGGCCCGCGCTACGCCGCCTCCGGCCACAAGCCCAACGAGTACAGGAGGGGGATCGAGCCGTGAGCAACATCGAGAACGACGAGCTCCACCTCGCTTCGACGACGAACGGGAAGGTGGCAGCCGGCCCGAACCCGGACATCGTGAACTCCCTGAGGCTGGTGCAGGACCGCTCTCCGTCCGTCCGCTCGGCCTCGAGCAGATGGGTGGGCTGGGGCAACGTCGCGAAGGTGCTCGGTCAGCCCTTCGACTCCACGCGGATCCCGCTGTCGAAGCTGATGCAGATGCGCCGCGACCCGATGATCGCCTTCGCCCTGTCGTACTGCAAGGTGCCGCTCGTTCGCGCTCCGTTCCTCATCGAGTGCGCGAGGCCCGACGTGGCCGCTGCGGTCGACGAGCTGCTGCGCAAGATCTACGGCCGCTACATCCTCGCCCACTGCAACGACTTCGACTTCGGCTACTCGCCGATGGTGAAGCGCTTCGCGTACGGGCACATCGACGCCACCTACGTGAAGCTCAGCGGGCAGTCGAAGAAGGAGGTGCCGGCTTGGCCCGACAGCGAGGTGCAGCCCGTCGTGTGGCGCAACTTCGTGCCGCTGCACCCGCAGAGGGTGACGCCGCGGTGGAGCCCGAGCGGCTCGTTCGCCGGCATCGACATCATGCCGGCCGTGGGCGAGACGGGCTTCAGCAGCTTGGGCAGGACCAACAACGACAAGCCGCCCGACATCCCGATCGGCTTCGCCCTGTGGACGACGAACGAGCGAGACGCCGAGTTCAACAGCATCTGGGGCTACCCTCGCATCGGCTACGCGTACCGCTACTGGTGGAGCTACTGGTACCGCTTCGCCCTGGCCGACAGGGCGTTCGAGCGCTTCGCCGACCCGGCGGTCGAGGTGTACCACCCGACGGACGTGATCGACGACGTCACGGGCCAGGAGACCGCGTACCAGGCGAAGGCTCTGCAGATCGGCGAGGACATCCGCTCCGGCGCCACGGTGGCGATGCCGAACACCGTGAAGGAGGCGATGGACGGCAGCGCGATCGCGTCGATGCGCGAGTGGGAGGTGCACCAGGTCGAAGGGAAGTCGGACTTCAGCGCGCTGAACCAGGCGTTCGAGTACCTCGACACGCAGAAGGTGAGGTCGGTCCTCGTCCCGGAGCAGGCCCTGATGGAGGGCCGCGGCGGCACCTCGTCGAGGAACGTGGCTGCCACCTTCGGTGAGACGTTCTTCCAGTCGCTGGCCGTGAAGAAGGAGGAGATCGACTTCCACCTCAACACGTACGTGATCCCGCAGCTCGTTCAGCAGAACTGGGGGCCGGGGATCCCGTGCCGCATCTCCTCGAAGGGCTTCGACAGCCGCGACTTCGACGCGATGAAGCAGATCGTGCAGCTGATCGGGCAGTCGGACCCGAGCGGGCTGCCGGTCGACATCCGCGAAGTCCTCGACCAGCTGGGCATCCCGCTGAAGAGCATCGACGAGATCAACGCCGAGATGCAGCAGGCTTCGAAGGTCGCGGCCGAGACGTTGCCCCCGCAGACGAACAACGAAGGGCAGCCGGGGATGAACGGCGCCAACACCCCGCCGCCGGCGTCTGTCAACGCTGAAGGGAAGTACGAGGAGACGCCGTGGCGTGAGGTGATCCACCTCGCGGAGGACAGATGGCCGCCAACCGCTCAGTTCGCCGACCCGCAGATCCGAGAGCTGGCCACCGAGCTGAAGGTGCTGTGGGCGACCGCGTACGCCGACTCGTACGAGAGCTTCGCGAGGTACCTCGACGGGCTGTCGGCGGACGAGCTGGGTCTCGCCGAGGACGACTCGGTCCTCAAGCGGATCCTCGACGGGTGGAGCGGACCCGAGCTTCCGATGGACAGGACTCGGGCCATCATCCGCCGCGTCGCCGACCTCGCCTCGGCGAGGGGGCTGAGGCAGTTCGGCCTCTCCGCCGGCAGCGAGTGGACGATCGACCGGCCGGACGTCCAGGCGTGGATGAAGAAGCGAGGGTCCATGCTCGTCCGCTCGGTCACCCAGACCGTGAAGAAGGAGCTGCGCACGTTCCTCGCCGACAAGATGAAGGACGTGAAGTCGCCCTCGGACATCGCCGCCGACGTCCGTCAGCACTTCGCGCAGTGGCCTGGTTGGAAGGCGGAGCGCTTGGCGCGGACGGAGGTGCGAGACGCTTACAACCAGGCCACGCTATTGGGCTACAGAGAGGCGGGCGTCGCCCAGGTGCAGGCGTTCGACGGAGCCGGCGGGATCACTGGCCGGACGGACCCGGAGTGCGTGGCTCGAAACGGCAAGGTGTTCTCCATCGACGACGCTCTGCTCGTCGACGAGCACCCGAACGGCACCCTCGGGTGGCGGCCGATCATGGCCGCCAACTTCAGCGTCGAGGTCGTTCCACAGACTGACCTCCCGCTCGAGGGCGGCGTCGCTTGGTACGATTCCAGCAGCGAGACCCTGTTCCTCGCCGAGGGGCTGGGGCCCGACGAGGTGCGCGACCAGATGCTCCTCGTCGGCGACGTCTTGTCGAGGACGGGAGAGGCGGGAAAGGAGACGCAGTGAAGAACTACGACCTCGTGCGTGAACGGAGGCCTCAGGTCTCCACGCACTCGCGGCGGCTGATCGAGCGGCACGAGCTTCACGCGTACGACCCGGGCTCGGGCAGCCGGCTCACGCTGCAGGAGTTCGAGACGCACGAGCTCGGCCTCCGCGACGTGGGCGTGGCCGAGAGGAAGAGGCTCGCGGCCAAGGGCGCTGCCATGCCTCACGGCGGCTTCCCGATCGCCAGCGCCGGAGACCTGAAGAACGCGATCAAGGCGTTCGGTCGTGCGGGAAACAAGGCTGCGACGAAGGCGCACATCAAGAAGATGGCGCGCAAGCTCGGCCGCACCGACATGCTCCCCGCCAACTGGTAGAGGCCACGTGCTGGACTTGATCGCCACCGAGCGCGGTGACATGCTGCTGCTCGCTGGCGTGTACCACCCGACCGTCTCAGGGAACCCGTGGCATGACCCGAAGAGCGGGAAGTTCGCTAACGCTCCTCCCGGAGTGAAGCTGCTGCAGGGCCTCAAGGACATGGCGGGCACCGACGGCAACACGAAGCAGTTCATCGAGAAGCGTCGGCAGCTGACGAAGCCCGACGCGATGGCCGTGGGCAACGTGGGCCAGGGCAACATCCGCGTGCTGATGTTCAAGGAGGGCGCGAAGGTCGACGACTTCACTGTCGCACAGCGGCTCGGCGACGTCGGCAAGGCTCCGCAGCGACCCACCAGCGGAGCTCCCGGCCGCGGGAGTGGAGTCACGCCTGCTCCCGCTGGCCGGGACCTCGGCGCTGAGGCGAAGAGCGCCACCGAGAAGGACGCAGAGGTGCACGACGCTGTGTCCGCCCTCACGTCGCTGTACGGGCACGACGGCAACACTGAGCCGCCTCCGGACACCCTTGCGGCTGACGCGTTCCCGAAGCGGATCACCCAGGCGTGGCTCGACCAGACGCTGCCCGGGCTGAACGCTGAGCAGGCAGCCGAGCTGATCAACCGGCTCAAGGCCTCCGGGTGGACCGAGAAGAAGGGCTCGCTCGACGACCGCGTGATCGCGAAGCTGCACCCGGACGTGCGCAACGAGCTGATGCGCCGCGGCCACATCTACAAGGACGCGGACTACATCAAGGCAGACCACGAGCGTGCCAGGGAGCAGAAGAAGACGAGGGACGCTGCGAAGGCTGCGCAGGACGAGGAGGACAGACGGATCGCCGCTCGCTTCCTCGACCACATGGACGCTGCTCGCTACGACGAGATGCAGGCGCAGGACGGCTTCCAGCAGCGGTCGAGGCAGCTTCCGGCCAGGGCGAACCAGCTGCCGAGGACGAGCGACTACGCCCAGTCTCGCGAGGCTCTACGCTCGATGCTGGCCGACGGGAAGGGTGCCGAGGGC